GCTTCTCCACGCCATTCGTGCAGCAACCCGTCGATCTACTCACGACTGGCGAGGATGGTTTACTCGACTTCAACGGCCCCGTACCGCTGCCATGACCGAAATCAACAGACTTTCAGCGGCCGACGAACTCAGCCCAAACGATGCAGTTCCCATCTTCTCGCGCGGGTCTGGTGATGCGCGAAGAGTAACTGCGAAGAAGTTCTTCGATGTCTCAACGCAAGCCGCAGCCGATGCGGTGAATGCGCTTACTGCGGTAGATGGTGCGTCTCGAATTGGGACTTCTACGCCAGGCGTGACAGTGCAAGATGGGCTTGATGCGCGGCCAACTGCGAGCGCGCTGGCTGCGGCGGGTGGGGCGGCAGCGATTGGGGTCGCAACTGTCGATGGGGATGTTCGCACGCTTGCCGACAATCTCAGCGACCAGCTAAATGCAAACAACTTCGAATCAATCCAAGCTGCCATTGATGCGGCCGGGGCGACTGGCTGCGTGCTCGTGCCCGCCAACTGCCCGCATACGGATGCGACGGTCAATCCCTACAACATTGCGGTAACAGATCTTCGCAACAAGCAGCTTGGGGTGCACAACGTCATCGCCCCGCGCTTCCCGGTATCGCTGTATCCCTTCGGCCACGATATGCGAGTTCGCGCCCGCGCGTCTTCGGACATGTACCTGGAGCACTACAACGTCGAGACTTCGACCACTCAGACGTTGTCGCCAGGGTGGAACTACAACGTTCTGATTGGCCCTGTCAGGGTTGGCGACCGAGCCGTCACCGAATTCACTGGGGGCGCCAGCCTCATCGGCCCGAATGCACAGATCGTATTGGGGCGCGAGACGGCAAACGAGGAACAGGTGAACTCGCCCAACTGGCTTTACGTGGACGAGACGCACCTTGACATCTTCTGTGTCAACTCTCACACCGGGACCACAGACATCGACCAAGGCGGCTCTACGCTTCTTGCCTCTCACGATCTGTATATCCTGAGCAATCAGGTCAAGCCGGCGCAGAACACCGTCTACGATGCGCCCCTCCGAGTCAAAGACTTGGGCGGCCGGATCATCGCGTACATCCCGAGCAACATCAACAACGCGATGCCCTATGGCGGATGGCAGTGGGGGGCCTTCCAGATGGGGGCGTTCGGGGTCAACAAGCACCTCTACTACCAGCACGCGCTCACAACGTCGAAGGTCATTTGGCGGAACAATGTGGGGACTGATGTTGCGTCGCTGGACAATTCGGGCCACTTGACGGTGGCGGCCGGAGTGTCCTCGGGGAATGTCAATGTCCCTGTGGCAGGCACGCTCGGTGAGCTTCAGGTTGGAAAGGTATCTGCGGCTATCACATCGACCGTTGATGCCTTTGTTGCGTGGCAAGACAATGCCGCTCCGCTTAACCCGTCGGGGGCGGCCGGCTCGGTGCTGGTGGCCTCCCGGAACATCGCAAACGCCGAGGTTGTGCTCGCGACTCAGAACGCGGCACGTGTCCGCGTTTCGTCCACTGGGGCGAGAGTGCTGGGCGCAGTTTCTGCCGGCGTCAATCTGGTGACGAGCACCAACAACGGCGAGCTTCAACTTGGCCGTTCGGCGCCATCTACCGCCATCACTTCGACAACCGATGCGTTTGTGGCGTGGCAGGACGGGACGGACCCCCTTAATCCATCGCTGACAAGCGGGGCACTGCTGCTGGCTTCGAGAAACATCGCCAATACGGCGGTGAATATCGCCACGCAGAACACTGTGCGTGCGAGCTACAGCGCGGCGGGACTCAAGGTCATCAATGGATTTGGTTGCAACGGCAAAACACCCCAGACCGCTGTAACGGTGAACGCGGCCTGTACCGATTTGGCAACTGCTGTGGCACTGGTGAACCAGCTTCGAGCCGCGTTGATCGCCAATGGCATCTGCGTGTAACCCCATGGCAATCATCGTTGACATCGACAGCAGCGGGATGGGCTCGAAGTACTCAACACATTTTTAGCACCGGAAATCAAATGACAGACATCAATCAACTCACAGCACAAGACACGCTCAGCGCGAGCGATCTACTGCCCATCTGGTCCGGCGAAAACGGCGACACGCGCCGTGTCTCGCTTGGCACGTTGCTGACGTGGCTGGTTTCTCAACTCGGCAGCGCCGCGGGGATGATCACCCAATACGCTGCTCCGGGCGCCACTGGGTTCTCCGTCTCACTCGCCCCTCCGGTCAACGGCACATCCGTGTTCCTGCTGCTCACGCCTCTCGCCGTGTATGCGGCCGGCACCATCGTGCTTCCTGCGCAGTCAACCTGCATCGACGGGCAGGAAGTGCTCTGCACCACTACGCAGGCCGTCACTGCGCTGACCGTCGGCGGCAATGGTGCGGTCGCGGTCAACGGGGCGCCCACCACGCTTACGACAAACGGCTCGTTCCGCTTGCGCTATGACGGCATCAGTCGCTCGTGGTTCAGCGTCACTTAATCCAAGGAGCACTCAATGTCCGTACTCGCACCCTTCAAGCCGCACTTCGGCACGAATCAAGTCCTTACCCCCGCTGCTGCGTCTGCTGCTGTGGCCATTGGCTTCGGCGACAAGTCGATCCGGGTCTGCAATTCGGGCGCTGCTGTCGGCTACTTCCGCACTGGCATTGCTGCAGCAGGGACCGTGACGGCGACCGCCGCCGATGTTCCTGTGCTGCCAGGCGAATCACTCGTGATCGAGAAGCCGCAGGATCACGACACGCTGGCGCACATCTCCGCGACCGGGACGACCTTTCAAGTGATGAGTGGCGAAGGCGGCATTTGAACCATGCAAACGCCGATCTTGAGCGGGATCTTTTCCGATGAAAGTTCGGACTTCCGCACAAAGTACCCGAGGAACATGGTTCCGGTTGCGAAAAAGACCGGCATCAGCGACGGTTACTTGCGTCCTGCGGATGGCGCTGTTGCGGTGGGTACTGGTCCTGGCATCGGTCGCGGCGGCATCAACTGGAATGGCGCGCTTTATCGCGTCATGGGTACAAAGTTGGTCCGGATTGGAAGTGGCGGCGCAGTAAGCATTCTGGGCGATGTTGGCATGGGCGGCCCGGTGCAATTCGATTATTCGCCTGATCGCCTTGCTATCGCATCCGCCCAGCATCTTTTCTATTGGAACGGCACAACGCTCGCACAAGTCACCGATCCGGATCTTGGCGTCGTGGTGGATATGTTGTGGGTTGATGGATACTTCATGACGACTGATGGCAATTTCATCGTCGTCACGGACATCAATGATCCGATGTCGGTGAACCCGCTCAAATATGGCAGTTCCGAATCCGACCCCGACCCAATCATGGCGCTCCGGAAGGTACGCAAGGAAATCCTTGCCCTGAACCGTTACACCACAGAGTTCTTTCAGAACGTTGGCGGCACGGGCTTCCCATTTTCACGCATCGATGGTGCGTTGGTGCAGAAGGGCGCCATTGGAACTAGGGCGTGCGCGAACTTTCTGGAAAGTGTGGCGTTCGTCGGTTCGGGCCGCAATGAAGCGCCCAGTGTTTACCTTGCGCAAGGTGGCGCTGCGGCGAAGATCGGGACGCGGGAAATCGACATCATCCTGGCTGAATACAGCGAAGCAGACTTGTCAACTATCGTAATGGAAGCTCGGTTTGACCGCGGTCACCAGCATCTGCTAATTCGCCTGCCAGACCAGACACTGGTGTTTGATGGAGTTGCGAGCGCCATTGCTGGCGATTCCGTATGGTTCACGCTCACAAGCAGCGTCACTGGAAAGAAGAATTACCGTCCACAGAATCTCGTGTGGGCCTACGATGGCTGGCAGTGCGAGGATTCGCAATCGGCAACATTAGGTACGATGTCTGATGCTGTCTCGACTCATTTTGGTGAAACTGTCGGCTGGGAATTCGGGACCGCCATTCTCTACAACGAAAGCAATGGGGTAGTCATTCACGATCTTGAGCTGGTTGGACTGCCAGGCCACGCCGCGCTCGGCATCGATCCCACGATATGGACCAGCTACAGTCTCGATGGCGAGACATGGAGCCAAGAGAAGGCAATTCACGCCGGTAAGCAGGGCCAGCGCACAAAGCGCCTTGTCTGGCGCCGGCAGGGACACATGCGGAACTACCGCATTCAACAGTTCCGCGGCACCAGCGACACGCGCATCTCGTTCGCGCGGCTGGAAATGACAGTTGAGCCGCTAAATGGTTGATATCGTCTCCCGCGCCCAGTTATTCGAACGGAGCGATCTTGCAACGTTTCTGAAATCGCCGCGTCTGCAAAAGCAGATGGAGAACGTCATTCTTGATGTGGTAGAGACGCTCCCTACTGGACTAGATCAGGTTTCCGCTGATGTCGCAGTCGCTCAGGCCACGGCAAACACGGCAATCGCAAACGCTGCGACTGCACAGGGCACCGCGAACACCGCTCTATCGAACGCTGCGACCGCTCAAGCCACGGTCAACGCCTTGGCTCAGCGCGATGTTCCACTGCCCCTTGTAGACGCGGCAACGATCCTTGTAGATGCGGTTGCGCACAACTCATTCAGCGTCACGCTCGGCGGCAACCGAACGCTCGATGCACCATCAAACCTTGCGGATGGCATGCTATTGAATTTCGCCATCCGCCAAGATGCGACAGGCAGTCGAACGCTCGCATTCGATGTGATCTATGACTTCGGGGAGGCTGGAGCGCCGATACTAAGCACAGCGGCATCTGTCGTTGACTATGTGATGGGCTATTACGACCTG